TATTATTGATTTATTAAAACTTTCTATAATTTTATCACAAATAGTATCAAATTTTGCTTTATTTAATCCTAAATCAAAAATACATACTTTTGGAGCAAGATATTGATGTAATGCTAATTTAAATATAGTTTTACATAATAATTCATCTTTGTATTTTAAAGATTCTTTATTTTTAATGTCATCACTATGCATACACACAACTTTTGTATTATCATATTCTAATATACTATTTAATCGTTCTAAAATATAATTAGGATTTAATTCTTCATTACTCTTTATATTACTTTTCTTTACATTATTAAGAATTCTAATAATATTTACTGGTAACATATATTTAACATCAAATGTTATATTATTTAATGCAACTTTAATTTTAGTATCTCTTATCATATCTCTCATTATTATCAAAAAATCCGAGTAATTATTATTTTGTTTTATAGTAAAATTAGGATAATTCCCAATTTCAGTATTAGTAAATTTATACTTATCAGTTAATTCTTTATTACCCATTTTCAATATATACAAATTATGAGCATATTGTCTTACTGTATTAACACCATCATCACCATATATAAATTGAAATATAGTATCATTTGCATTTCTAACAGTACAATCATATTTTACCATTAAATCTTCCATTGATTTTACTAATCTTCTTTGGATATATCCTGATTCCGCAGTATCTACAACATGTAATCCATTTGCAAGACCAAAATTTAATGTACTTGGTACTGTTAAATCATATACTTTGGGATATTTATTTATATCTATCGGTATTATAGAAATTATTTTATCTAGTATTACATTATTTTGTTCTATGTAATCTTCATTTATATTTGTTAATTTAATTAATTTCAATTGTTTATCTTTATTATCATCTATTAATGATATTTTATTTACAAATTTTGTTATTCCATAAATTTTTAATCCATTTTTTCTCAGTTTACTAAATATTCCTAATCTTGTTAATAATATACTTATTCCTTCAATTAAATCTTTTGATTGTGTATTAATTTTAATACTATTCTTTGTTATACTACTATTTCCTGAAATATAACCATTTAATAATCCTATTATAAATGCTTCTGAAGCATTGTAAAATTCTTTTGGTATATTACCATTTAATATCAATTTTGAAATTATTTTTGTATATATAATACATTTCCCTTTGATTTCCGTATTAATTGTATTATATTTTATGTTATATTTATTGAACCATTTTTTAACAAATTCTTTAATATTATTATTTTTAGTTCTAACTATAATATGTCCTTTAATTTTATTTATTTCACCAGTTGCTAAAAGTAATCCAATAAATATACCATTCGTTTCATCTAATTTAAATTTATCTTGGATTGTATTATCATTAATTATTGGTGGTTCACATAATAACATTGTTACTGGTACATAATCACCAATTTTTACTAAAGGTGTATTTGTATGCTGAAATTGTTTAAGCTCTTGATTCCAAATTAATAAAGATTTTGATTCTGTTACTATTACTTCTCTCCCTCCCATCGTTTTAATTTTATATAATTCTTTTCCTGGATCATGTCTTGTAATAGCAGTAATATTACCCCAACTTACATTTCCAAATTCATCAGTTGTTGGAATATATACTTTATCTTTTAAATTTAATAATTCCATATCTCTTGCTTCATAATGTTCTACTTCTATATTTGATTTGGTTAATCTTTCATCAATACAATCTCCAATTAATACTCTATTTATTTTTTTATTTTCTAATATCACAATTGGAGTATCTCCAGTTACTGATTTAATAGCAGTATCTATTAATCCTTCTCTACTAGCCATATTATGAAATATAAATTCTATTGGGTGAATACCTCTCAAAAAAGAATTCCTAATAAATCCCCTCGCAAATGCAGAATCATCATTTTGGTAAAAATAAGGTAATGTTCTATTATTTACTTTCTTTTTAATTCTTGCACCTTCTACATTTTGTTGTCCTAAACAACCACCCATCTGTCCCATATTTGTTGGATTACCTTTTGAACCAGATGATATCATTATATTAAAATTATTTTCGGGTACTAAATTATTCATTATTAATTTACTAATATTACCAGTTATTGCATTTAATTCTTGATTTATTGATTGTTCAAATAATTCTTCATCTAATAAATTTGGATTATTTTCCATTTCTGTTATTAAATGATCTACTTCTAATGTTTTATTTTCAAATAATTTATGCATCTGTTCTTCTAGTTCTATTGGTATATTTATATCACCAATACCTACTGTAAAACCATTATACAAATTAAAATTATTAATTAATCGTTGTGTATTATCTAAAAATGTTTTTGTTTCTTCCATTCCATATTCATCCCATATATAATGAATTATACTATTAGCCTTGCCACCAATTTGATCTTTTTTAATTTGACCTTTCACTATTTTACCATTCTCTATCTCAAATCCTTTTCCAGACATATTTATATTTTCAGGTATTATTAATGAAAATATTGTACTACCTTTGTACGTGGTATTTTTATCAATTGCATCATAATTATCAATTGTAGTATAGGCTAACATATCCATTGCATCTTTCCAATCTATTTCCATTGTATTTGCTGTTAAATTATATGCTCCTAATAAACTATCTTGTAATGCTCCTATAATTGGAGCACTTGTTCGGGGAGATATTATTTGTCTTTTTACGTCTGCTATTTCTGATAATTCTATTACTGTTTGGATACTCTGGGGTATGAACACATTCATTTCATCGCCGTCAAACGCATATAATCATGTTGTTGTTGAGGTCCAAGAAGCAAATATAATTTTTTAGTCCAGATTATATTCTTTTTTAATATTGGACAAAAATTCTTTCGCTTTTTTGAGTTTTTCTTTCATAGTTAGCTTTTTACTCATGAAGGCTTTTGATTTATATTTTCCATTTATTTTAATTTGTACAAAATAACCTTCAATTTCATTATTTCTCAATTTACTCTTTCTATGATAAATATTTGTTGGTAATTTTTTACTTATATCAGTTCGTTTCATTGCAGAATTTTTAGCTCTGCTTCTATTCGATTTTATCTTTTTCTGTTCATAATTAATCCTATTTTGACCTTCATCTGGTTTATTATCTCCCATGAGAATATTATAACCAATATTAGGTAAATAAGATTTTAATTCAATTATGGTTTTAGTTTCTTTAGATTTTAAATCTTTTTTCTTACAAACTAATAAAGTTTCGACTACCCAACAATCTTTACCATCATTACGCATGGCATCATATAATAGGGGACATTCATTATTCACATTTTCATTTTTAGAAAATGCATTACTCATATGCCTTCTTAATCTACCATTTCCACCAAATATTGAAGGCACTTGTTTTCCATGTTTTTCATAACTATATGCCTTCCCTATATATATTTTGCCATTTGTTGTATTGGTAATTTTATATATAACACCTGTATTTATGCTTTCATTTATTTCTTTCATTTTATTGTGTTATATTATGCTAACTATTCTATTGCATCTTTATTTTATTTCAATTTTTCAACATGATTATGTCCTTATACTTTCATATAAGGGCGGACTGTACCTTAAGCCATCATTGAAGTTTGCTAGACTTCTCAGACCCACTAACATCCAGTCTCTGAACCTTCTCCATATCCTCACATAACGGACTTAGGAGCTTGGATGCGGATCACCCATTTCCAAAAATGGAATCTTTGTCATTTTTACTATACCTCTGATCTTTCTCCAGAGCCATCAATATCTTTCGACTATTGATTTAGTAGACAAAGCTTTAGGGACTTCCCGCAATTTGAAAGTGTCGCTATAAGACATACATTATAAGTCTCATAACTAGATGGTTATATACCTATTACAGGAGATGGTTTACACTGTTAATCTTATATGGATTCCATCTAACCATATAAGCAGCCACCTGTTGCTGACCTCAACGGCTTGTTTGATCAGCATTATAAGGACTTGTAACAAATAGATTTAATCTAAATGTTGATAAACGATTATCTGGTATAACTTTGATACGATGTGCCATCATCGATAATTTATGTAATGTTGGTTGACGATTAAGTAGTGCTATATCATCATTAACTAGATGTCTTTCAACAATATCCCCATATCGTAAATCTACTTTTTCTCGTCTATATCTTAGATCAATTGGTAATATACGTTTACCCAATTCTAATCTACTCACTGGAAATACGAAATTTGCTCCAGGATATTTATCTCTACCATTTTTTACCAACTTTTGTAAATAATCTATATTTAATGGTGTAACTACTTCTGCAAATGTTAATGTATTTGCTACTTTTAATGGTACACCTAGTTGATTTATTTCAATTGTTGGATCAGGAGTAATAACAGTACGAGCAGAAAAATCAACTCGTTTACCCATTAAATTACCTCTTATACGTCCTCCTTTACCTTTTAATCGTGCTGTTAAAGATTTTGATATTTTACCTCGTTGTTCTGCACGTGGCAATGACATCGAATCATTATCATAATATGTAGCAGCATGATATTGTAATAAATGTTTATAATCCTGTCTATATTTGCTATCATTTGTTGATTCTTTATATTTTCTTATGCGAATATTTGCCTTAATAATATCTGCTAATTTATGAGTTAAATCATCTTCCATTGTTGAAGATTGCATAAAATCTGCTTTGGCAGATGGTCTTACTGCAACTGGTGGTACTGGAAATATTTTATGAATCATCATTTCTGGTCTTGATTCATCTGGATTAATACCCATTATCCTACAATCATTATCACTTATATTTTTTAATATATCATAACATATATCAGGAGTTAAAAATTGTCTAATTTTTTTCTTACCATCTCCTAATACATTTTCTCCTGGTTGTTGTGTTATTGTTATTTCTGATATAATATTAATAACTGCAGTTTGTTTCTTAATCTCTAATTTTATTTTAGTAACAGGAGTACCACAGCCATAACCTGGTTTTTGACAATATCTAACATTTTTACATATATTGCGTATTTCTGCAAATCTTGCTTTACCAGATTTATTTTTTAGCATTTCTATTAATTCGTCCTCATTTTTATAAATCAATAACTTAGAACATTTTAAACATATACAGCTTAATATTTTTTTAATATATTGTATATAGCCCATGTGAAATACTGCATCTGATAAATTAATATGTCCAAAATGTCCAACACAATCCATTGAATTGAGTCCACATGTTGCACAATCTAAATTATTATCAGTAGGACCCATTCTTGTATCTACTAATCCTCCTCTTTTAGGCTCCATATTGTCATATAAATCCGGAATATCAATACCAATACTATCTTTTCCTAAGGCTGAAATATTTAAAATCTCTTTATTACCTAAGATATTAAATTTAATATGATCAATTGGTTTAATTTCCTCATCATAAACATATGCACTTGAATCCATGTATACTTCTCTTATATAT